ATCTTTCAGGGGATCAATCTGTGTTTTTAGGTTCTTCCATTATTGATGCGGTTGTCTCGGAATATCAGCTTAGGTGGCAAAATCTTATATCAAGCGAACTTCATAAGACAAGGAATGAATATAAAAGGGGAGTTTTCATAGAAAGGGAATCCCCTTTGTCTGTTACATTTGGATTGACAAATAGAGAATCTTCTATTCCTTTAATGATAGAAGAAGGGCAACCACCTTTTGATGAAAAAGAAGGATTTAGAAATTCCCCAAAAAGAAAAGAAGCGGAAGGTGGAGGTTGGTACATTGATATTCCTTTCCGTCACGCAACTTCGGAAGCGGTAGCGGATTCTGGATTATTTTCAACTATAATGCCTCAACAGATTTACGATGCAGTTCGAAAGACAGGAAGACTGGGAATTGGAAATTTACAAGGAAGGTTTGCCGAAAAAGGAGAGAGGAAAGAGATAAACAGGTTGGGAGTAAATAAACCATCTTACATGCACAAAGCACCTATTTATCAAGGTCTTACGAAAGTAAATATAGCTTCTACTGCAAATGAGACAAGAAGTGGCTATTTTACATGGAGAAGGGTAAGTGAAAATTCTGACCCCAACAGTTGGTGGAATGGTGGTATCATCCCATACAAGCTCATGGATAAGGCTCTTGAACAAGCTAAGATAGATATTGTCGCAGATAGGGTTATAAATGAATTTTTAAAAGCTATTTGATTATGTTACAGATAGTTAAGATAAAAAAGATTATAGAAAGCTGTTTGGAATATGTTCAGACTGACTTTGAAAGCAAGAAAAATGAAAAGGATTCTTTTTTGTATAAGGTGTTGGGAGGTACGCAGGATGGTTCTTACAACTTCTATGAGCAGGCAAAGAATTTGTTTTTGCGGAAAGAAACAAACCCTAACAACATAAAGGTATTGCTGGAATATCCAAAGGACAGAGCAGGACTTCCGTCTTATGTGATTCGTGAACCGGGAAAGAAAAGTGGTATCGCTAATTCTATAGGTAAGATAGAATCTTTTATGGGTGGCGTTCCTATGTACAGAGATACAAGACAGTATGGACTGGAAATTATGTGTTTTTCTGTAAATATGAACGAATCAATTTTGATGTCAGAAATTTTGTATGCACTTTTACTTGGTTCTTGGGATTTATTGGCTTCTCAATTTCTTAAAATAGAGTTTTCCATGAAAGAACTGATGATGGAGAACCATTTGATGCCAACTCCTATTTTTATCCGTTCTATCGGATTGGAATTATCTTCGGAAGAAATAGCTCCAGGACTTGTGGATACAACTTTACTTGGAAAGATCATCTTTGGAAAGGTCAACCAAATGGATAGTATTGCTCTTGGTAACCCGACTTCTATTGACGGACTTCCGGGTGTAGAATCAGAAATTGTGGGATTCAGATAGTTCGTTGATTGAAAAAATGATTATCTTTGAGGTAGTTTGATTTATGTGTAAGATTAATTAATACATTTAATTATTAGATTTTTGTCGTAATTACTTAAAATACTTGTTTTGAAGTTTTTGGCAAATTAATTGATTTAATTTTTGAATGTGTTTTTAAATAAAATCAAATAATAATTCGATAATAAATTGAAAATCAATAAATTATGGCTACATCGTATATTTTTGGTAACAAACAAATTACGTTGCCAGGGGCATATTCGACTATAAAAAGCGGAGAAACATCTCCAGCTCGTACGTTGGATTATGGTCGTTGCTTGATCATAGATAGTGGGGTTTATGGTGCAAATTGGGGTGGAGGTTCTGGTATAGATGGAGAAAACTCTCAAGGATTGGATTCTGTCTATACGTTTGACACTCTTGCCGAGTTTCGTTCTTTCGTAAAGGGAGGTATGTTTTGGAAGATCGCAGAAGGTCTTTTCACACCGGATTACACAAACCCGGCTTCTACAGGTATTTCTCAACTTTTGTATGTAAGGGCAGCTAAGACTACTTCTGCAACTATCACTTTTGCCACTACAGCAGGAGGTACGTTTGAAGTAAAGACACTGGATGAAGGTTTTGGAGCAAACGGTAAACTTTCTGAAGCTGGCAATTTGATTACCGGTTATGGTGTATCCATTGTGAAAGGCGTAGACGATCCGGCAAAATGGATCATGAAATTCTATGTCGGTTCTTTCACAGGATACGCAGAAGATGGTTATCCTATTGGAGAAACGCCGGAAGATCAAGCAGCACCTACATTGGTATTGCAGTCACCGGAATTTGACAATATTGGAACTTTGCTTGAATGGGCTAAATCCGATTCCAATTTTGCTAACCTGTTTGTATTGACAGAAAACGCGGAAGTACAAGGAGAAGGAACGGTATCTGAGAGTGACGTTACTACTGCACTGGTTGGTAAATCCTATTTCTTGGCAAAGGGCGGTACTGAAACTTACAATACTGACAACATGGCGAAAGTTATGGAAGCAATTACAGGTTTGGACTATAGCTTTGCTCTTATGGATCAGTTCGGTATAAATGCTGATTCCGCATTGCAGAAACAGTACATTGCTCATATGAATAGTCAAGCTAAGTACACCCACTTCTTGTTTGTGGGAGGTTATGACGATGCCGCCAATTTCTCTAAATCACTTGATTTGGCGAAAGGATTCAACAGCGAGCTGGTTCAGTTGGTACATGGCGGTGCAGGTATGACTTCCGGTATTACAGGTATCAAAACACGCTGGTGGGGAGTAATGTATAACTTGTGTTGTATTTTGGGTAGAACGGCAGGAAAACCGCCTTATATCCCGGTTACAAACAAGACAATCGGTATCGACAAGTTGAGGCACACTTTGAATGATACGGAAAAAACTAAGGCTTTGAATGCCGGTATGCTTGTGACGGTTTACAATGACTATACGAACAACTTTGTCGTATTACAAGGTGTAAACACTTTACAGGACAACAAAGTGTTGTTCAATTCAAACGGACAGAGCCACAGCATTCAGTTTATGCGTATCGTTGCTCAAATCAACAAGGAATTGGTTGTAAACGCTTCTATTGACTTGTTGGGACAGGAAAACGGTGTAAACGTCAATACATTGTCTGCCGGTGCGGTGAAAGACTGGACGGTTGCTTATTTGCAATCGAGAGTGGCGACAGAAGCGCAGGACAACCTATTGCTTTCGTTCAAAGACGTTCTTGTTACAAGACAGGAAGATGCTTGGTTCGTAACCTACAAGATCGTTGTGAATAATGAAATCAACAAGTTGTTCTTCACTGGTTTCTTAATTCGTGGATAATAATTCTAAAACATAGATATTATGCAGACATTCAGTGCACCTATGGCATATATCAAGATCGGCAACGAAACAGCCGGTTTTGTCAGAAATATAACTGTACAGGAACAAATCAATCGTGTGGATGTACAGGGATTGGGTAGTTTGCCTATTCAGGAAATTGCCTATGCAGAAACCCCCGCCTGTATCTTATAGATGTACATTCACTGTGGATCAGTTCTTCTTGTCCTTTAAAGCTCCGGTGGTAGAAGCAATGATCCATCGCTTGGGAACTTTGCAGGAAGTTTTGGACACTCTTACATTTGCAGAACAAGGTTTCTCTATCATGATCTATAAGAAATTGGTTCAGAACTTTGATGATTCTCGCAAGATGGTAACACAAGTTGATCCGACAGGGCAGACGATTGCTCTTTTAACTCCGTGTTTCATTGAGAATCAGAATTGGCAGTTGCAAGAGCAAAATGTGAGTGCTTACAATGTACAGGGACGCTTCTTGCATCCTATTACAACTGCTGAATATTGAAGTAGTTAGCTTTATTTTAACATAATTTAAAGGTAAGAACCAAAGATTTATTCTCGAAGTTCTTACCTTTCTCCGTATTTATATATCAATTAACCTTTGCATTCATCGCTGTGAAGCGAAAT